GCCGGTGTTCCGGTTGCCGGTGTTCCGGATACCTGTACAACCCTTTCCCTGATTGACACGCTTCAGAACTTCATCCCAAGGGATTTCACGGATAATCTGAAGGTGATTGGTTGCACATTTGTTGCCATCCTGCACAACTTCACCAAGAGCGATGACTTCAGCACAGTGATTGTTCGGATTGTTCTGATAATATTCAAAGCAATCCTTCAGGTCAGGACAGAAGTGCATACCGGCACTGCAAGTCATCGGCTTGACATCTTCTTTGAACTCGCCGGGGCAAGTGTACTGTTTATCACGGCAAGTCCAATCAGGCTTGAAGACCTTGAAACCATTCACGGGTGCAGTTAATTGTTCCATTTGTTACCTTCCTTTCTTAAAAGCTCGTCTACCGTGCAACCGTAAAGTTTGGCAATGTCCGGCAGCTTTTTGGTGCTGGGTGCGTTTGCGCCTGTTTCCCAAAAATAAACAGCAGCGTCAGACACATTCAGCGCTTCCATTACCTGCCGGACCGAAAGCCCGGCTTTTTCCCGCAGCACTTTGTACTGCGTGTATTCCTTCATTAAATCACCTCCAAAATACTAAGTATTACTTGACAACTTAGCAAAGACAAGCTATTATTGAATTGCGATATACAATAATTTTTAAGGTCCTCATTTACTTGATGACCTTTGCTTTCGCTTTGCAATTCTTAGTATATACTAAGCAATGCTAAAAGTCAACCGCATTATTTAGTATCCGCTAAGAATGGCAATATTTGCACAAAAGGGGCTTTTATTGCTATGAAACCATTAACAGAAGAACAAAAACAACAAGCAATGGACATTGCCAAACGGATTGACATTTGCGTAAAAGAATCAGGAATGAAAAAAACAGAGTTTTACGAAAAATCCGGTATTTCGTCCGCAAATTTCAACTATTGGAGTCACGGAACAAACTACCCCCGTCAAAAAAAACTTGCTGATGCAGCTAAATGCCTTAATGTAAGTGTTCAATATCTCGAATACGGCGATGAACAAACAAAAAAGCCCACCGCACAAGGCGGTGAGCTTATATCCGATTTGCCTGAAAACATTCAAGAGCTCATTTCTATTTGCTTGCAGAACCCGGATTTTACTGTTTTGCTATTAACTCTTGCGCAGCGGATGCAAAATCAGCCAGCTGATCCGGCGTAAAGGTATGCAGGATTGCAATTAGCTTGCTGATGTTTTCCGCCTGTTCTGCCGCAGTATATTTCTTTGTTTGCATATGTTCCTCCTATCACTGTCACTCAGGCCAAAATCAGCTTGAGAATCATCAGCTGCATTACGATACTCAGCCCGATGGGCAGAAGTACCAGCAACAACGTGCCAATGGTGTATCCGTTGGATGCTTTGATGTCGTTCATTTCGCGGCGCAGAAAATCTTCGTTAATCATGTTCTTCATCCTTTCAAAGTAGCGGCAATGATAAAAAGCAGCATTGTAAGCCCAAACCATACCCATGCGGCGGTGTAAAGGTAATCCGCAATGGTGAAAATGGTGCTCTGGATATTGCCCAATCGCCGAATCTTCTCGTATGCGGCCAGAATGTTTTCATCCGGCTGGTTCTGATTTTTTTCTTCTGGGTCATCCGGTTCTTTCCCGATCTCTTTGCAAAATGTGATGTATTCATCAACGCAGTTGATGAACGCTTGCTCGATGCCGTCAACGGTTTCTGCGTGATAGTCAACCAAATCTTTGATACCATCAATCTTGCCGTAATAGATTTTATCGTATGGGTCGTATTCCGGCGTTGTAGTATAGCCTTTATAAAGTAACATATTCTATATCCTTTTAGTAAATATGAAAATAAACGATCAGTGCATAAAAGATATCCTGTTATATTGTGAAGAAAAATGCGGGTCATCCAGTTATGCCACATTTGAGTCATGCCGCATGTTCTGCTATAATGGGCATAGATACTATTATGATGAGCTGAACTTTAATCTGAACTATCTGAAAATGGCAGGATACTTTGAACTTGGCTTTTCCGATTTGGAAGGGCGCTGGACAATTTTGATTTTGTCATCAAAGGCCCATGATTTTCTTCGCAACAGCTCCAAAAGAAGATTTGGAAGTTTCGCTTTCAAAAGCGGGGCTGATTCCATCATCGGTGAAGTCGTTGCTTTGATTTTCCGCTTCGTGGAGGGTCATTTCTTTATCTAACCGCACGATGATTTCAAGGTTCAGCTGCGCGGTTCCCTTTGCAAAGTTCTGCATTTCAAAGTGCGTTACCCATGGTATCACATAATCATCAAGGCAAATCTGGCCCTGATCGTTAAACCGGAACAGTGCAAAGTTATGGTCTGAGTGCGAAACAAGATTTTTATTCACTTGGCCCATTGTTTACCCCCTAGTTGTAAGTTGTTGTTTTGACAACTATGTGTTGTGCCTATATCTTATTACAGATTGCTGTAACGGTCAATTAGCAAAATGCACAAGATTCAGGTTTCGCGCTTTACTGTCCGGTTTTTCGGCCTTTTGCGTCCGTGCTTTGGTGGGGTGGTTAAATCAGGCAGTTTCATGGCTGTTTTCCCTCCGTGCTCGGTCTTGCAGCACAGCGCGATACAAGGCTTCAATGGTTGCCGCATTGCGGTTTTGGTAATTCTTTAGACGTTCCACGTTATTCATTGTTGATTCCTCCTGTGTTTTTTGACTACAGTAAGAATCTTAACATGTTTTTTATGCCATGGCTTCCATTTATTTCCATGGAATTTTTTGGAGAAATATTTCTTTATATTTTCTTGACTGTTGTTGTATAAAAATCTTACCGCATTTAGAGCGCAAAACATGTAAAAAATTGAGGGTGATGAAATGGAAAGTAGAGCTGATTTCCGAGAACGTGAAGGACTTATTCTTTCGCAGTGCCGGTTGGAATCCGGGCTTTCGCAAGAATATGTAGCCCGGCAGATGGATGTGAACATCCGCACGGTGCGCAACTGGTAAGAAGGGCTTTCCCCTATCCGAAACGATGATCTGTTGATGTGGTTCACAGTCTGCAAACAATCCCCATGGCGCTGGCTTCAGCGCATCTGGATGCCGTCTGCATTCAGCGATACCGATACGCCAAACTGGACGGACGAACAGGTAGACAAGGCACTTTCTGATTATATCGCCCAAATGCCGAGCCAATACAAGCGCCGCCTGCTGTATATCCTGTGTGGGGCGCATGGGAGCGATTGGGCAGGCCAGATAGACTTGTTATGCGCTAACGCTCATACGTCCATGCAAAGCCGTGTACGCGTCTGTCAGGCCGTAATACAGAACTACCGGATAGATACCGCAACTGGGAATGACCCCTGCCCGGAAAGCACCAAGCCAGACTTTGACCGCCTGCAAATATGCCTACAAGCCGGAGAAGCTGCCGTTCTGGCAGGCAACGGCGAATATAACGCAAGGGAAAAATAAAAAATCCCCTGCCGGTGGTGCCACACCAGCAAGGGATAAAGGGCCGTCAACATAAAAAGTTGACGGTTTCATTATAGAACATTTTTTGGAGGGCCGCAAGATGAAAAAGGATTTGACAGTTGGGCTTGTGCTCAGAAAAGATGGACGATACCAGCGCAAAGAGATGATAGGTGGCGTTTGGAAAACCTTTTCAGCTAAGACACCAGCAGAGGTCTGGCAAAAGATTGAGGATGCCAAAGAAGAGCAGGAAGAAAAGAAACGAATTGAAGAAGAGCGTTCAAATGCTGGGCCGCTGTTCAGCAAAATTGCAAAAGAATATATCCGCGTTGTGCAGGGCATGAAAAGCGGAACGCAAAAAAGCTACCTGCCTGCCGTTAAGCGGGCTACTGACGAGTTTGGCGAATACCACATGCGGGAAATTGAGCCTTACATGATCGCGGAATTTCTGCGCGGGCCTGAAATGGCCGGGCGGGCTGCCACAACGGTATCAAACCAAAAGACGGTGATAAACAACATCTTCCAGTATTGGATTGACAGTCCAAAGTGGCGCGGAGATGTAAACCCGGCAACGCAAACTAAAATGCCGCGTGGCCTGCATAAGGGCAAACGACAGCCCCCTACAAACGAGCAAGTGGCAGTGGTAAAGGAACATTACCTTGACCCCGATGCGCTCCCTGCGGTGGCTTATCTTTGCACTGGCGAGCGCAAGGGCGAAATGTGCGCCATACAGCTGCGTGATATTGACTTTGATAAAAACATCATCCACATCACAAAAACGATAGAGCACAAGGGCAATGCCGCTGTGATAAGGGATTATGGCAAAACCCCGGCAGCAATCCGGCAAGTGCCGCTGCTTTCCATGCTAAAAGAAACCCTACAGCCCATCCGCAAAATGCCAAAAGACACATACATTATTGGCCTTGAAACAAAGCCTGTAAGCAAAAGCCGCTATGATCGTATGTGGCAAAAGTTCTGGCGAAAATACGGCGTGGCAAAACCGGTGCCCAGAACCAAAAGCGTTGTAAAGCACGGCAAGAATGTAACCGTTGCATATACTGATTGGAAAGTTCCTGTGTGCGGGCACCAATTCCGGCACGAATATGTCTGCATGCTTGCAATGGCTGGTGTGCCGGAAGAGATTGCAATTCAGCTTGTGGGCCATGCAAACGCCAAAATGATTCACGAAGTTTATTTAGCCCTTAAACCCCAAATGATTGAGGAAGCACGGAAAAAGCTTGAGGCTATTTTGTCAAATGTTAATTAAGGGATGCCCCTACTTAATGTTGCCAAAAATTTTTTATGCGCTGCGGTGGTTCAACCACTTCGGCGCATTTTTTTGCACCAAATCCGCACCAAAATCCCGATAACACGGATTGCAAAACAATGTATAAAATTTTTGCACCATGAATGCACCATGAATAATATACATTTTTGAACGTTTTTGAACAGATTTGAACAAAGAAAAAACCGCTAAGCATCGTAACTTAGCGGTTTTTTATCGGTGCAACAACCGTATTCATTTTGGTCCGAGTGGCGAGAGTCGAACTCACGGCCTCTTGAACCCCATTCAAGCGC